CGTCTTCTGTTCAAGTAACAACCTAAACTGCTCATTCTTCGCCTCCTGGAGCTTTGCTACTAGAGTTAGCCCGGCCTGGGCTTCCTCGTGCTTGGGCCACATCCTCAACACCGCCTCATAGATCCCCTGTGCCTCGTCTAGCTTCCCGCTCTTTGCTTGGACTAACGCCAGGTTCGATGCCGCATCAAAGTAGTTGGGCCTCAAAGCAAGTACGATTCGGTAGTGCGCTTTAGCCGCTTTGTACTGTCTCAGGTGAGTAAAGGCGTTGCCCATCATAAAATGGTAGCGGTACTCAAACGGGTTGTTGATTATCGCCCG